TTTGTAAGAAAGCTGTATGTTGTGGTGAGTATATGAAACAGGTTAAATTGAAAGAGTATGAAGGATTGCCACAAATTAAAAGAAATGAGGAACACATGAGCGGGGATAAATTGTGGAATGATTTTAAATATAACAATACAGAAAAATAATTATTAACAAATTACTTTATATAAAATGGATAAGACAGTAAAAATCAGTGAGTTAGTACCAAACGAAAACAATCCTAGAATAATTAAGGATAGTAAATTTAAAAAACTAGTAGATAGTATAAAAGGTTTTCCAGAAATGTTATCACTAAGACCAATTGTAGTTGATGAAGATATGGTTATACTAGGAGGTAATATGAGATACAAAGCATCTTTGGAGGCTGGGTTGGATAAAATACCTATCAAAATAGCTAAAGGATTAACAGAAGAACAGAAACAAGAATTTATCATTAAAGATAATGTAGGGTTCGGTGAGTGGGATTGGGATATATTAGCTAATGAATGGAATAATGTTGAATTGAAGGACTGGGGAATAGATGTTTGGCAACCAGAAGAAGAAGTTGATTATTCTGTTTTAGATGATATTGACTTAGATGAGGAAATAACTGAAATGAAAAAAGGTGTTAAGAACGCTATCTGTATAGAGTTTGAATCAGGAGATTATGAACAGGCGGTTGAAATTATAGCAACATATAGAAAAGCAGGGGCGTATGTAGGTGGATTAATATTAAAACATTTATCAGAAAAGAAACCTGAAATAAATTGATGAAGTGTTATATCCCAACAAAAGGTAGACCAACGACAAAGACACATAAAGTATTTGAGGAAGCGGGTATAGAGTGTTATCATTTTATAGAACCTCAAGACTGGGAGTTATATGATGTACCAAACAAAATAGATATACTAGAAAACAACAAAGGAATATCATATGTGAGGAACTTCATGTTGGAACATGCAAAACAAAACAATGAAGAATGGATAATATTTTGTGATGATGATATAACAGGGTTCTATGAGTATAAAAATAAAAAGAACATAAAGGTTGATGCAAATATTTGGAAAGACATATTAAGGAAAGCAAAGAAACTCCCGTTTGAATTACATGGAATAAATAATAAACAACTGATATGGACTGCAAAAGAAAAATATGGAATAAATAGATATTCTGTTGAAGCATGTGTATTAATGAATATAAACAAAATACATTGGAATTATGATGAGGACACAAAAGAGGATAAAGATTTTGTGATGAAAACTATTAAAAATGGAAACGGAGTTGTAAAATATCTAACACTAGGTTTTCAAACGCCACCAGTTGGAAGTAATAAAGGGGGGCTACATGAGAAATATTATGATAAACAAGATTATAGATGGGCTAAAAAAGTGACTAAGAAATGGTACCCATACACAAAACTATATAAAACAAATAAAAAAGTTGATGTTAGAATTAACTACAAAGAGTTTGCAAAATCATTAAATAAAATTGTAAGATGAAAATTTTAAAACTGAAACAGGTTGAACACAATGTTAAAGTCGGTAAGAACTGTCCATACATAGAACCGAACATTACAGAATCTTGTCTTTTAGAAGTTGATGGTGAGATTATAGGGTTTTATATTGAAGATGTATCAAAACACTCTAAGAAGTTATCTAAATTACTCTCAGTTGCAAATAAAGAGTTTAGAAGTGATAGGGTTCCTAAAACATATTTAGATAGAATGAGCACGATAACAAATGAAGCGGACAAATCAAAATCACATGTTAGAGCAGAATCAAGAGTTTTAGGTTGTAGTCAGTGGAGTACGATAATTGGTTCTATACCACCAAACGCAGTAATGAGAAGACCATACCCAAACAAATCACAAGTTCACAAAGTTAAGGAAGCTCAGTTATACATCAAAGCAATGTTAGCAACAGCCTATGAAAGTGAAAAGATAATACAAAAACTAACACCACATATACACGAAAAACAGGTTGAGGTATTAAGTGATGTTGATAAGAAATGGAAGTTTGGAAACCTTTGGACTGGGAGTATATCTAATTTTAATATTGCAGCAAGTTTTCATAGAGATACAGGAAACATAAAAGGGGCGGTAAATGTTATATTAACAAAACGGAATAATAGTAAAGGAGGTTGTTTGAATGTTCCTGATTATAATGTTACATTTGAACAGAAAGACAATAGTATGTTAGTATATCCAGCATGGAAAAACATTCATGGAGTCACACCAATTAAACAAACACACGAAACAGGGTATAGAAATAGTTTAATATTCTACCCGATTAAAGCATTCAAAGGAATATAATGGACAAAAGTAGGCACATAAAAAAGGAAGCAATGATAAAAGCTCTTGAAGCTAGTTTGGGAGTAGTCACAATAGCATGTGAAAAACTTAAACTACCAAGAAGCACATTTTACAAATGGATTAATGAAGATGATAAGTTTGCAAAAAAAGTAAAGGACATTGAAAATATTACACTGGACTTTGCAGAAAGTCAATTACATAATCAAATCAAAAGTGGAAACACATCAGCAACAATATTCTATTTAAAGACAAAAGGAAAGAAACGAGGTTATGTTGAAAAATCAGAACTTGATATCACCAGTGGTGATGAACCTATTAAAATCAATATCAATATAGAAGGAGTTGAATATTAGTCCTAAATTTACTAGAACACAAGAACAGGCAATTAAATACCTATTTGATAACACAACTAACGACATATTGTTTGGAGGTGCAGCGGGTGGGGGAAAATCATATATTGGTTGTAGTTGGTTGATACTATTGTGTTTGAAATATCCAGCAACAAGATTTTTGATGGGTAGGAGTAAATTAGACAACTTAAAGAAAACAACTTTAAACACATTTTTTGAAGTGTGTGGTAAGTGGGGTATAACATCAGGAAAACATTTTAATTTCAACGCTGGGAGTAATATTATAAAATTCTATAATGATAGTGAAATATTACTAAAAGATTTGTTCCATTATCCAGCTGACCCGAATTATGATTCATTAGGTTCTTTGGAAATAACTGGGGCGTTCATAGATGAAGCTAACCAAATAACTGAAAAAGCTAAGAACATAGTAAACTCTAGGATTAGATATAAATTAGACATATACGGGTTGATTCCTAAATTATTATTGACTTGCAACCCATCAAAGAACTGGACATATACACAATACTATAGACCATCAAAAGAAAACAAATTAGAACCGCACAAAAAATTCATACAGAGTTTGGTTGATGACAACCCTTATATCAGTAAACATTATAAAGGACAATTAGATAAACTTGATGAGATTAGTAAACAAAGATTACTATACGGAAACTGGGAATATGATGCAAACCAAGACAACCTGATAAATTACAATTCTATTATTAACCTATTCACACAAACAGGGGTAGAAGGTGAAAAATACATTACATGTGATGTTGCTCGTTTTGGGAACGATAAGACAGTTATTATGTATTGGGAAGGGTTGCATATTAAAAAGATTAAAACATTCCTTAAAAGTTCCGTCACACAGATTGTGGAAGAAATTAAAGAACAACAAAGAATAGAAGGCGTGAACCTCAAGAACATTATTGTTGATGAAGATGGTGTCGGGGGCGGTTGTGTTGATGTGTTAAGGTGTCAGGGTTTTTTAAATGGTGGTAAAGTAATAAACAAAGAAAACTACCAAAACTTAAAAACTCAATGTTACTATAAATTAGCAGACATGATAAACAAAGGTCAAGTAGGTATAACAACACAAGACATCACACAAAGAAACGAAATAATAGAAGAACTAGAACAGGTAAGAAGTAAGGATATGGACAAAGATGGTAAATTAAAACTTATACCAAAAGAAAATATACGCTCTATTATTGGGCGTTCCCCTGATTATTCTGATGCTATAATGATGCGTATGTATTATGAACTGAATCCAAACTTCGGTAAGTATTTTGTTCAGTAAACGATTTTATCATTATTCCCTTTCTATTGTATGAAACTTAAATTCTCATTTGGAAAAGATAGTTATGATTTTGACATACCTGAATCAATCAATAATTTGACTTTGGAGCAGTTTATAAATTTACAAAAAACTATTGAAAAAACAAAAGATGAAAAAGAAGTTGATAAGGTTTTAGAAATTGTATCAACATTGTCTAAAATACCATTAAAAGCATTAAAAACAATTGACGCTAAAAGTGTAGGTGTATTGTTAAAATATGTGAACGATTTTTTACACACAGACACGACAATTGAATTTAAGGAAAAGATTAGAGTTGAGGGAAAAAACTATGGTATGAACCCTACATTTGATGCTTTAACTTTAGGGGAATTTGTTGATTTGGAAACCTATAGTAAAAACTGGACAAACAACTTACATAGAATTTTAGCAATATTGTATAGACCGATTAAAAATAAACAGGTTGTTGATTATACGCCAGATAGGGAACGGGGAGATATATTTTTAAAGAAATTATACATTAAAGATGTTTATGGAACCTTTGTAAAATATTTAGATTACAGAACAAAGTTGTATGAAGATTTTGAGGAATTATTCACAACTGGAGAAAAAGAACATGGAATAAATAGTTATAATGACATGGGAGAAAAGTGGGGCTGGTATAATCACATTTATTTACTAGCTAATGAAAACATACTTAATATTAATAAAATAACAAAACTACCTGTATATGAGTGTCTTACATTTATGACATACAAACAGGATTTGAACGAAAAATTAGAAAATGAGCGTAGATTCAATAAGGTATAAAACATACAACAATGTAGTTGATACATTAGTTTGTTTAGGAAACCAACACTTACAAATCAACACAACTACAACGGGAGATATTTGGGATATTGATTTGGAAAAAAACACATTATTTCCATTACTACATATTAATCCTGTATCAGTTGGAATATCACAAGGACAACGACAATTTAACTTTCAGTTGTTTGTGATGGATTTGGTAAATGAAGATATATCTAACGAACAGGAAGTTTTTTCAGACACCTTAGAAATCATGAATGATATAATAGCATTACTAAAACATGGGGAAATCTTATATCACTATAATACAGAAAGTAGTGAAGAAGCTAGATACTTCATAAATAACGATTTTTCATGTGAACCATTTACAGAAAGGTTTGATAACGCTGTGACAGGTTGGGTAATGGATTTGGGGGTTGTGGTTGAAAACGAACTAAATACATGTAATATACCAATAGATAATACCACAATATGTGTAAAATAAAAATAGGAAAAATAACAATACAACTAATACCACCGAAAATAACATATGGACTATAACGATATACTAGAAAAATTAGAGGAAATAAGTATCAATTTAGAAAGTTATACTGACTATCCACAAGCAGCAACAAACAACGCAAAAAGAGCTAGAAAGTGGAAAGAAGAAAACGGAAGTTCTTGTGGGACTCGTGTGGGGTGGACAAGAAGTTCGCAATTAGCAAACAGGGAACCAATAAGTCGTGATACAATAGCTCGTATGGCTTCATTTAAAAGACACCAACAAAATAAAGATGTTCCATACTCAGAAGGTTGTGGAGGATTAATGTGGGACGCTTGGGGTGGTTCTAGTGGTATTAACTGGGCGATAAGTAAATTAAAACAAATAGATAAAAAATAATGGCAGATTTAACAACAACAATCACAGAGAGTGTAATCATTAATGGTTCTGATAGGGGCTCAACAAATACACTTACAACAACTGGTATAAATAATACCTTAGAAAGAACACTAACAGCAGCACATTCAAACATTACAACGATAGCAGAATTTGCAACATCAAATCATGGTAGTGAAAGTGCTATTGATTTAAACGATGTAAGATATATTAGGGTTACTAATTTAGACACTACAGAAGAACTAATTGTGGGAATCATAACTACGGGTTCAACTAATTATCAAGTTAGATTAACTGCAGGAGCTTCACACATATTATATCATGGAGAAAATGTAGCAGTTGCTGAAGCAGATGGCGACCCTGCGATGGCGAGTATGACAAATGACATGTCTGCAATAGAAGTACAACCTGTTAGTACAAATAATGTTCAGGTTGAATTATTTATTGCAAGTGTGTAATGTCTGTATTTGGACTTGATACAAGTAGTTTAGAGAAGTATTTAGATAGTTATGGAAGCTATTTAGTTAGACAAGCTAAAAAGATTCTTAAAAAGAGAAATAATACTGGAAGATTACAAAAGAGTTTGACATACATAGTTGATACAACTGAAAAAGGGTTCAGTATTCAATTACTTAGTGCAAAACATGGTGAGTATATAGCAAAAGGAGTATCAGGAACCAAAACAAAAAGAACATACATAACAGCGGACGGCATTAGAAAAAGAAGCCCGTATAAATTTAAACCGACAAGTAATTTAAGAGGACTAGAAAATGCAACTGGAACATTCAGGAAATACGCAAAGAAAAAAGGATTAAAAGGTAGGGGGAAAGATGGGAGGTTTATAACAGACAAACAATTGGGTTTCATGATTGCTGAAAGTGTTAAGAAAAAAGGAATTAAAGCTGCAAGCTTCTACGCCAAACCATTATCAATGAGTTTTGGTGTTTTTAAAAAGAAACTAGGTGAAAACTTTGTAGAAGATTTAATTAAAGAAATAAGAGAAATATGAGTTTGACAATAGAACAGAAACCGAAATACAGGTTAATACCAGCGGGTAGTGATATAATATACACTCTAATACACCAAAATGTTATACAGAATAAATTTAAAATAAAATACACTGCAGAAGTATATGTAAGCAATAGAAACGCTACTATACTTAATAGTGCTAATAGAGTAGGGGTATTTAAAGTAACACCGAATGGAGAAGGGTATGGTATATTTGACTTCAGTCCTATTTTACAGAATTATGTAAGTCCAGATTATACTGGTGGTATAGTACACAATAACAATAGTACAAATTTTAGTAGTTACAACGGAGTTGAATATTCAGAAACAACACCACACACAATACATCAAATAGATAAATTTTCTACAAATAGAAATTCTGTTCGGTTTGTTGCGATAAGATTTAATATAGAAGCTGCAAACAGCCTTACGGGAGTTGTTTCAAATCAAGTTTCAGACATAGCAACAGACAATATATTAATATACAACGGGGTATTATACGATACAGATATTTTAAACTTAGATAGTAGTGGAAATTTTGGATTTAATTTAGATGTAGCGGGATTTATAGCAAATGATACAGAAGCTAAATTTTTAACAAACGCGCCGACCACACAATACATAAGAGATTATGATTATCAAACTTTTAGTTTCTTCAGTCAATATGATTTTGATTTTGAGGTAGGTACAACGGGGATAACATTTCCTTCTGTTAAATTTGTAAAGTTTCAATTCTATTATAACGGAGCTACTACAGGTTCTTTAATAACTAAAACTATACAGGCCTCAACTGGAGGACATGCGGGGTACATGGGAGATAGTAATACGAAACTACAATTTGCAGGGGTTGGACTAGGTAATTTAAGGGGAGATGGAACAACAATACCAGCTAATTGGGATTACTATACCGTACAAGCATTTGACGCTATTAATCCTATAAGTCAAGAATACAAATTCTATAATCAAACAGATGATTGTAAAAATTACGAAACTATACGATTGACATGGTTGAATAAATTTGGGGTATGGGATTATTATAATTTTACTAAGAAATCTGTAAGAACATTTAACACAGAAAGGAAATCATACACACAAATATCAGGAACATGGAATACAAGTAGGTTCAGACCTGATGGTCATATTGGTGGAAAAAAATACTTTGCTAATAACACAATAGAAAGTATAACATTGAATACAGATTATATAACTGAGGAAGAAGCTATTTGGTTAGAGGAGTTATTTAATAGTAATGATGTATATGTTTTAGAACAAAAGAGCACAGACGACGCAAATGAAGGGTACCTTAGAAAGTATGTGAAACCTACTACAATAACTAATAACACACATACAAGAAAAACAAAATCAAACGACAGGTTGATACAATATACTTTTAACATAGAATTAGATAAAACAAAGAAAAGTCAATTAATGTAATGAGCGTACAATTAATTTTATTTCCTCAGAATTATCAAGGTCAATATAATTCAACATCAATACCATACTTTAATGAGTATGTAAGTGATTATAGTTTTAACATAGGAACTCTAGGGACTGGTTTCAGTGGTAGTATGTTATCATTTTCTGATTTTCTAGCTTCAGGTTTATTACCAGCGCCTACAAATGTTTGGCAACAATACAATAGTACAGGGGTAATTGGTGTGGCAGATGCAGCAACAATCACAAATGGTAAGGTGATTATTGATTGTGCAAATAGTAGTCCAGCAAGTTTATCTGGAATATATCAACTAATCAGTAATCTTTCAATAGGAGCATCATACGAACTAAAAATTCAAAGGTTAGCAGGGACAACTGGCTTGTCAAGTATAGGTCATAACACAGCAATCACAATTGGAGGGACGACATATCACCCTATACTACATGCAGGTTTACCAGCAAGTATAGGAACACATACATTTACATTTACAGCAACACAAACTGAACAAATACTAATAATTAATTATGTGAATGATGATAATAGTAATTTAGAAATAGGAGAAGTATCAATAAAAGAAAGTGCGGGGAGTGCGCCGACTACAACTGTCTTTAGAGATGGTCAAGTGATTTGTGATTTGTATGATGAAAGTAATCTACCTTTGAGTTTATCAGTGGACGACTTTAAAAATGTGCATGAGAAAAAACAAAGTTTTTCAAAACCTTTTAAACTTCCAGCAACAAAAAGAAATAATCAGATATTTTCTAGTTTATACGACATTACAAAATCTGTTGAGAGTGATGTGTATAGTTTTAATCCATATAAGAAAACAAAGTGTATTTTAAAAGAAGATGGTTATATTATATTTGATGGACATTTGAAACTGATTGATATTATAGAAAAAGAAGGGGAAATAAGTTATAATGTGAACTTATATTCTGATACAATAACATTATCTGAAACTCTAAAAGAAAAAAAGTTTAAACATATTGATTTTTCAGAACTAGACCATGATTACAACAAATCTAATATTAAAGCAAGTCATTTTGATAACGATGGGGTTACTTTAACTAACTCTTTATCTACAGATAGTTTTGCATACAAAGCAAGTTTAGGAACAGGTAAAACAGATGTAATTAAATATCCATTTTGTAAATGGAATGGAGAAAGTTATCGTGATGAAGTATACTCACTTACACTAGGACAATTAGTACCATATATATATTTACCAAGATTAGAAGATGCTTTTAGGCCTTTTATAAATTGTAAATATTTATTAGATAAAATAATACACGACGCAGGCTTTACTTTCAATTCTGATTTTTTAGAAAGTAATGATTTCACTAGGTTGTTTATGGACTTCAATTGGGGAGCTGGTGTTAGTCCGTTATTATTTAATGACACAATGAAGATTAGTACTTCATCATATACAATTGCAGCTGGTTTCAATAATATTAGATACGACACTGGACAAATACCACCACATTATAACACGAGTACTAAAGTATTCACAGCTGACCAAGATAATCTAACATTTTCAGGTCAATTTAGTGTTGTTATAAACCATACAGGGGGTGCTGATGAAGTTGTAAAATTAAGGTGGATACATAAAGATTCTTCGGGAACTGAAATAGATTCAGAAACAGCTACTTTTACTATTACTGACACTGGTTTCCCAGAGTTGAAACATAAGAATTTAGATGTAACCTTGAATAATACCGACACTTTAGAATTACAAGTTTTTGTAGCTTCTAGTGCTTCTAATTTAGAAATTTTAGATGACTTCTTTTTTTCTAATATAGGTATAACTTATACCAGTGATGCAGTCATAGAAACCTCTAGTGATGTATCATTTCTTGACGCTTTAAATATAAATAGAGGGGAATTAGGACAATGGGATTTTGTAAGTGGGTTGTTTAAATTGTTTAATTTAATGGCTATACAAGACAAAGACAATCCTAGTAATTTAATTATAGAACCATATACAGATGTGTTTATTACTGCTAGTAGTCAATATATAACACACAATACACATGACTGGACAGATAAAACAGACGCTTCTGAAATGAAACTGACACCTTTGAAACTACAGAAAAAAATTGAATTTAATTTTGCTAAAGAAGAAAAGGATTACGCTACACAATTATATGAAACAACAACTGGGTATAAGTATGGTTCTAGAATAAGTGACGCAAGTGTATACAATTTATTAGAGGGAGAAACTAAAATTGAGGCTACTGCATTTGCAGCTACTTTCATAAAACCTATATTTGAAAACTGGGACGAAATGATAATACCTGTAATATATACAGAAACAGAAAGTGGTGAGTTTCAGGGGTTTGAAAATAAACCACGAATACTATACAATGTGGGAAGGTATACAATGGCAAATCCTTACTTTTATCGTTTCCCTTCACAAGCTGGGGAAGCAGCGCAATATGAACAAAGTTTCGGTCAATTTTCTCATTTTTCAGAAATACCAACGACATCAAATACAAAAGATTATAATTTTGAAACACAACAAATAATTACATCAGTAGGTTCTGTTGTTCCTGTTGATAATCTATACAATACATATTGGGCGCCGTATTATGATGAATTATATAATCCTGATACAAGACAAGTAAATTTAAAAGTGTATTTAACACCTTCTGAAATAGCTAATTTCAATTTTTACGATAAAGTAAGGATTAAAAATAGTCTTTTTAGAGTAAATAAAATAGAGTACAAACCATACGAATTAAGTAGTGTTGAGTTAATATTAATAGGATAATGGAATTTAAAAAAGATTTTAAAATAAAACCTAAAGAAGTGGAATTAGATGGTTCTGTAATATTTACAGATGGTACGAATGATGTAGTTCCTAATCAGTTAGCTTGTGAAGCTTATGGTTACAAATACGATGATAAAACAGGGACATGTAGGTCTTTTGTAAGAAATAAAAGATTAGACAAAGTATTTGACAATGAAACCAATAAAAAACAGGGGGAAAATAACAAAATACAATACAACACACGGAATACAAGTATAACAGGCAGAAGTAATAAGGTCAAGGGAGAAAATAATAGTTGTACAATAAGTGGTACTAGTAATGAAATCATCATAGGTATAGATAACGCAGTTGTATTTGGAAAACATGGTAAAGCTACACACAATAGTGAGTTCTGTATTGGGGGTGGTGGTTATAATAGTGAGGCAGGATTAACACAATATTCAGTATTACAAGTGTCAGGAAAGACTACTAGTGCATCTGATGTTGATTTATATATTGAAGGAGATGATGTAGCAGATACAGAAATAACACTACCAGCAAATAGTATAACTACATACGAAATTTGGTTGAGTGGATTAGTCACTGGTGGAAGTAGCGGAAATGCAGGAGATTATGAAACATACGAATACCATGGTGCTATTAGATGTGGAAATACAGGAACACTAACACACAACGCAAAAATCAGTAGGTTATTAGGAAGAACAGGAAGTTTAGGAACACAAACAATAGATACAAGTACTGCATACACACTAAAAATACAGATAGCAGGACAAAACAATGTAAATTGTAGTTGGCATGCAGTGGTCAAATTACACACAAATAAAACAAACGCCGCAACATTTTAGAATATGAGTGAAAAAGTAGATATAGAAATTAATAGTAATCTTGGAGAAACAGCAGAAGAAGCTAAAGAATTAAAAGAAGAATTAAAAGAAACAGTCAAAGAAAGTAAAGATTTAGGAAAACAGGGTACAAAAGGTACAGGATTACTTTCTAAAGGTTTTAAAGCTCTTGGAGGAGCAATGAAAGCAGCTGGTATAGGTATTATTGTAGCATTACTAGCAAAGTTGGGAGAAGTTTTTAGTAAAAACCAAAAGGTAGTAGACACTTTTAATGCAGTAATGGAAACTTTAACAATGATGTTTCAGGATTTATTTGGTTTTATAAGTAATAATATAGGTTCTGTTATTGGATATTTTAAAGATATATTTGAAAACCCTAAAGAAAAACTGATTGAATTTGGTAATGCTATAAAAAGAAATCTAATAGAGCGTTTTATGTCTTTGCTTGAAGTATTTGGTTTTATAGCAAGCGCAGTAAAGAAAGTGTTTTCAGGTGATTTTAAAGGAGCTTTAGACGATGTTAAAGAAGCAGGTAAGGAATATGTAGATGTAATAACAGGTGTGGACGACAGCGTTAATAAAGTAACAGAAACTGTCAAAAATGTAACAACCGCAGTCATAGATTACACTAAAAATACATACAAAGCAGCGGAAGCAAATGTAGAATTGAGAAATACTGCTGAGTTAGCAACAACGCAGATACAGGGATTAGTTGAAAAGTACGATAGACAAGCGGAACTACAAAGGCAAATTAGAGATGATGAAAGTAAAACATTTGAGGAAAGAATAACAGCTAACCAAGAGTTAGAAAAAATACTAGACAAACAAGAGGAACAAATGTTAAAATTAGCAGACATGAGGATTAAAGCAGCTAAAATAGACAGGGACCAGAATAAAGGGAATATTGAGTTTGAAAAAGCATACCAAGAAGCTATAAACGAAAGAGCAGCCGTGGAAGCACAAATAACAGGGTTCAGGTCTGAACAAATGACCAACCAAGTAGCACTAGAAAAGGAATTATTAGAAGTACAAAATGAAATAAGACAAGAGGGATTGACAGGTTTGGAAAAAGAATTATTAGAGTTAGAAAATTCCTATAAAGAAAAATTAAGAATGGCTGAGAAAGCAGGAATGGACACAACGGCTATTACAGAACAATACGAAAGACAAAAATCACAAATAGTAGCAGAAAATACAGCTACACAATTAGCAGCGTATTCAGGTTTGGTAGGAAATCTAAGTAAATTAGCTGGGGAAAATAAGGCTTTAGCAGTTGCACAAGCTATCATAGACACATACGCTGGAGCAAACAAAGCGTTTAGACAGGGTGGTACGATAGGTTTCGTGACTGCAGCGGGAGTAATCGCAGCGGGGTTGAATAATGTTAGACAAATTATGAAACAAGATGTAGGGAGTGGTACAGGAGGTTCTGTAAATATGGATAGTCCAACAGAAATGGTACCACGAAACACTGGAGCGTTTGAATTAACAGGTATGAAACCAGAACCAGTAAAAGCGTTTGTAGTTGAAAGTGAAATAACAAATAGTCAGGCTCAAATGGCCGATATAAATAGAAGAAGTACAATTTAATAAATAGAAAAGATGCCTAAAAAGAAAAAAAAGAAGAAAAAATATTATAAAATTACAGAATTGGTTATAAGTGATAGTAATGAAGATTTAGCTATAGACGCTATTTCCCTAGTCACTGACCCCGCTATTGAAGTAGATTTTGTATATTTTAACAAATCAAAAAACAATTTAACACTAGCAAAAATAGATGAAGAAAAAAGAATGTTAGTTAGTCCAGCATTGATACCGAACAAACAGATATACAGGTATGATGCAGCAACTGACCAAGATTATTATGTATATTTTTCTAAGGAAACTGTCAGGTTAGCTTCAGAAATGTATTTGAAACACAACAACCATCACAAAGCAACATACCAACACGAGGAACAGGTTGATGGGGTTTTAACAATTGAAAGTTGGATTAAGGAAGGGGATATGGATAAAAGTAAATTATACGGATTTGATTTACCTGATGGAACATGGTTTGTAAAAATGAAAATAGAGAACGAACAAATGTGGGAAAAGATAAAACAGGGGGAATTGAAAGGATTAAGTATAGAAGGTTATTTTGTAGACAAAATGGAACAACTTAGTAAACCAAAATATACAGATGAAAATATCTTAGAAGCGTTAGCAAATATTTTGAAAATCAAATAAACAAATTGTATTTCCTTTTTATAGTATAAACAAATTAAATACCATGGAATTAAAAGAACAAATTTTAAAAGCTCTAGGATTAAGTGCTGAAGAAGATGTTAAACTTGAGTACCAATCTAAATTAGAAGATGGAACAATTATTGTTTCAAGTGCTGATGTTTTGGAAGCTGGTGTTGATATTTCCGTTCTAACAGAAGATGGTACTACTATTCCTTTGCCAGTTGGTGAATACAAAACTGAGGACGGAGTGTCTTTCAAAGTTGAGGAAGAAGGTAAAGTATCTGAAATTTTAGAAGAGGAAGAAGAAACTCCAGAAGAAGAAGAGGCGCGTAAAGAAGAAGATTACAAAGATGAGGAAGAAGTAGAAATGGAAGAAATCATTGAGGAAGTTGTTGAACCTTCAGAAGTAGAAGAAGCTAGACACCCAAAAAAGATTAAAACAACTGAGGAAATTGAATTTAGTAAAGAAGATTTGATTAATGCAGTGACTGAGGTAGTTTCTGAAATGTTAGGAAACATGAACACAGAAATTACAGAATTATCTAGTCAAGTTGATGAAATGAAAGGATATAAAGAAACACTTGAACTAGAAACTATTGAATTACAAAAAGAGGTTGATAAATTATCTGCAGAACCAGCAGCTGAACCAATCTCAACAAACAAATTTTCTAAAACAAATAAAATAAAATCTAACAAAGCGTATAAAGATATGAGCGTGAAAGAAAGATTTATGTATAACTTAAATAATAACTAAAAAAAATAAAAAAAGATGGGATTTTCAATCACAAGTAATTATGCTGGAGAACATGCTGGTCAGTATATCGCAGCAGCTCTAAAGTCTAGTAAGTCAATGGAATTTTTGACTGTATTAGAAAATGTTAAGTATAAAAGAAACATCACAAAAGTAGCTACATCAGGATTAATTGTAGATGCAACATGTGATTTCACAGATGCGGGAACACTTACTCTTACTGAGAGAGTTTTGAACCCAAAAGAATTACAAATTAATGTAGATTTATGTAAGAAAGATTTACTAGCAGATTGGCAAGCAGCTCAAATGAGAGCGGGAGCTTCTAACAACGGAATGTCAGCTGATTTTACAGCATTTGTAATTTCACACTTAGCTGACACAGTCGCAGACCATGTAGAAACTAATATATGGGACGGAAACAGCTCAAACGCTGGACAATTTGATGGTATAAACTTAAATTTGAACGGAGATGGTACTTCTGTTGAGGTAGATGCTCAAGGTGGTGCAGGTACTGCATTTACTAACGCAAATATCGATGAGAATTTAGCTAAAGTAACAGAGAATATTCCTTCTGCTGTATATACTAAAGAAGATTTATACATCTATATGAGTGTATCATCTTACAGATTATACTTAGAGAATCAAGCAGCTCTAGGATATGAAAGACTTTACAACATGGGCGATGGGTTCAAACCAATGTATAATGGTATTAATATTGCTGTTCTACCCGGAATGGTTGACAATGGGCTTATTGCTGCTCAAACTTCTAACTTATTCTTTGGAACAGACTTAATATCAGACCATGCAGAAATCAGAATGTTAGACATGTCGGCTTTAGATGGTTCAGATAACATCAGAGTTGTAGTAAGATTTACAGGTGGTACACAACATGCTCAAGGGGGTGATATTGTAAGAGTAAACTAATTATTAACCAATAAAAAAACTATAAACATGGCTTGTGAATTAACTAGAAGTAGGGGACTGGATTGTAAGGATATCATGGGTGGTGTAAAGAACATTTACTTTGCACAACACGAAGATTTGACTATCACACATTCTGCAGGTGCTCTTACTCAAATTGCAGGAGCTGGGGGGTATAGTGCTGGTTATTACAGATACAAGATACCAAAAGGACAGGCGAGTATGGTGGAAACTATAAACGCTTCAGTTGAAAATGGTACGGTATTTTATGAAGGTGCGATAAACCTTAAGCTACACAAATTAACACTAGATGACAGAAACGAAATTAGATTATTAGCTCAAAATAGATTAATTGTATTCGTAGAACTACATCAACAAACATCAGGTAAGAATGAAATCTGGGCGTTTGGAGTAGAAAACGGGTGTGAATTAACAGCTGGTACAGCTAATTCAGGAGCTGCATTTGGTGATATGAATGGATACGATTTAACCTTTACATCTCAAGAGAGTTTTCCTTGTCTAAGGTTAGGAGCATATTCTTCCGTTCCTTTTGATAACTTTACATTGACAACAATAGCATCGTAAGGAACTATATATATTTGAAAAGGGGAGTGTAAAAACTCCCTTTTTTTTTAACTTAAAAAACTATTATGTATAAAATAAAACCAAAATATAAAGGTCATATCGTTTCTAAAGACGGATATAGTATCATTTTAGACGATGTTAGACAAAATCAAATAAAACCCTTAGGACTGGAAAGTTATTTCCTTAGAACTTCTAAAAACGACTCTAAAAAGAAAACAAAATAAATTCATAGTATTTCCTTTACATAGTATGATATTAGGAACATACGGAAGCAATATAGACACATACCTAAGTTTAGAGGAGAAAAGAATAAATACATCAGTTGTAGAAAACAAAGTAAGATATTTATTCAAGTTTATTAATGATATGACTGGGGCTGTTAAGTATGCGTATGGAACTAAAGGAACAACCAATGAAAGATATGTAAAAAATACCTTTGCACACAACACTTCTGAAAATATATTCACTGGTAATATAAATTTCAAGCCCTACGGATTTTGGAAATACGAGGTATACGAAGTTACTTGGAATGGTTCGGTTGCTGTAAATGACACAAACGCGCCTAATTCTGAAACAGAAACATTGACAGTCAATGATAATAACGGAGTTGTAAGAGGTAAAGTAGAAGAAGGAAAATTATATATACAAGAAACATCAGGACAAGAACAGGTGAAATACACAAAATATGAGCCTAGCTCATCAACAAATTATTTATATACAAATTAAATTATGGATACTACACAAGAATTATTAGGAGAACAATTAGGTAAGGGAGCAGTTACAATTATAGAAGATACAGACGCTATAGCAGCTGTTACAGGTGTTAGTTATTATGCAGTACACTTTCCTGTAGAAACTACAATTGCAGCTATAACAACTGGTTCTAATGTAACAGGAACTGATGCAGATTTACACAGAACTTATGCGGCTGGAACTACATTGTTTCTTAACTTTACAGCAATAACATTATCAGGAACAGGATTAGCATTAGTTTATAAGAACGATACTCTATAATGAAACTAGGACTTACAAATTCTTTAAGTAGGTATTTTAACGGAGCATGGTCACCGAACAATCTATCAGGATTACAGGCTTGGTTCCAAAAAGACACTGCAATATTAGAAAGTGATGGTTCAAGTGCTGAAGATGGGGAAAATGTGACTCAGTGGTCAGACCAGAGTGGTAATAATAACCACCTTACAGCGCCTGATAATTATTTCACATTCAATGAAGATAGTGGTGGTGTTGAAAGTGGAGATGCAGAAAACGATAAACTACATTTGACTAGTCAGATAAATTTTTCAGGACAATTTTCTATGTATTTAAGAGTTAAATTTAGTACATTCAGTTCTGGTGCTACTGATTTATTCTTTTATGATAAGGATTCAAGTAGTCAAGATTTTTTTAGGGTGCAAAGTACAAGTGAAATAAGAGGTAAAATCAACAATAGTGCAAAAATAGGATTCAGTACCACAATAGAAACAGGAACTTACTACAATATTGGTGTTGAAAGAGATGGAACGAACAGGGTGGTTGTATATTTGAACGGAAGTGGATTAACACAAATCACGACTAGTGGATATGAAGCTGGTGTTGTTAGTGGAACATTAGACATTGATGCAATTGGAGGAAGTTTAGATGGTATAATAAAGGAAGTTGTAATCACAAATAGTGCATTATCTAGTTCTGACCGCTCTAATTTACAAACATATTTGAACAAATTATAATGGATAAGATTTTAAATATAAACTTAGAAACACAAACAGCGCCAAAAGTTATTGAAAACATATCTAAGGACTGGATAGAGTATGGTACAGAAAACTGGAACAACTTATACCCTCAATTTCTTATAGATTTATATTACAATTCTAGTACACATGCGGCAATCATAAACGCAACCGCTGATATGATAGCTGGGGAAGGTATAATTGTTGAGGAAAACGATAATTTAGATGCAGATGTTAAGTTAAAAAGGTTCATATCAAACGCAAATAGTAATGAAACATTACATGAGGTTGTTAAGAAACTAGCATTTGACTATAAATTACAGGGGGGATTTGCTATCAACATTATATGGAATCAAGCAAGAACAGAAATCGCTGAAATCTATCATGTACCAGTTGAAAGAATTAGAGCTGGAAAACCAAACGCTCTAGGAAGGGTTGAATGTTATTATGTTTGTAGTGATTGGAATAATACTAGGAAAAATAAGCCTATGAAAGTTCCAGCATTCAACAAAAACGACAGGACAAGTCCTAGTCAGATATTATACATGGGAACATATAGTCCAAACATGGATATTTACTATACTCCTGATTATACAGCAGCTTGTAATTGGGCTCTTATAGACCAGAGAGTAGCTGAGTTCCATTTATCCAATATAGAGAATGGATTTTCGGGTAGTTATTTCATTTCCTTTGCCAATGGTATACCTACAGAGCAAGAGAGATTTCAAATAGAAAATAGTATTAAGAATAAATTTACTGGAGCGAAGGCGAGTGGAAAGTTTGTTTTGACATTTTCAGACGACCAGACAAAAACACCAACAATCACACCAATAGCAGTAGCAAACGCAGACAAACAATATCTTGCATTACAGGAACTTTTAGTACAGAATATACTAACAGGCCATAGAGTCACTTCTCCTATGTTGATGGGGATTAAAAACGATACTGGGCTTGGTAATAACGCTGAAGAATTAAACAGCGCATTTGAAGTGTATCTAAATACAGTCATAAAACCATACCAACAAACTATCTTAAAAGCATTAAATAAGATTTTTGATATTAATAACATTGCTTTACCGATAGAATTTATACAGAACAAACCTATCACATCTAAATTTACAATTGAGGATATGAAAGAGGTTATGACCACAGCGGAAATTAGAGAGGAATTAGGATTACCACCATTAGAAACAGGTGAGGAAGTTGGTTTTGCTAAAGTTGGAAGTATAATAACAGATGGTGAAGATTTACCATTATACGACACGATAGAAGAAGCTGAGGCGGAAGCTGAAAAGATGGGTTGTAAAGGTTATCACGAACACACGCAAGACGGGAAAACTTATTACATGCCTTGTGAAAGTCATGGTGAAACAATAGAAATGAAAGATTGTGGGTGTAAGGAAGAATTTATAACACCGAATCCATGTCAAGATGGTTATGAACCATACGGTCATAAAATAAAAGATGGTAGGAAAGTTCCGAATTGTGTTCCTATTGAAAATGAGTTAGATAAATTTCTATCACAACATGGGGAAGTAATAGATGAAAATGTTTGGGGGTTGTTATCTGATGAGAAAGTAGAAGATGAACATGAAGATTTTGATTTTGAACACGAATTAAACGATATATACAACTATGAATTTGCAAGGGTAGGGGAAAGTAAAGCAGACAGAAAATCTGAGCAAGATGGAAAAGATAAG